CTAGTTGCGCAACCACTCAAAGTCAGAGCGATCGAGCTTGCAGCTGCGACCGGCAGCCTCGAGCTTCTCTTCATAGCCGACGATGTCCTCTTCGAGTTGCGACTGCGCCTGCTCCTGCAGGGCGTCCTTGGCTGCTACCGACTTCCGGTACTGCTCGAGGGCGACCTCGGCGGTAGCGGTGGCCTGCGCCTGCGCCGCCTGGCGCGCCGTCTCGGCGGCCTCAGCGGTGCGGATCGTGCAGGCGTGCTCGGCCTTCTCGGTAGCGAGGGCCTCCACCCACGGGTTCTCGACCCAGTGGTTGAAAGCCAGCATGCCGGCGATGACGGCGAGCGCGACGGCGATCGTCTTCAGGTCCATCACGCACCCCGCGCGGCGAAGAACGGGAGGACGTAGAGGTGGCCCGGGTAGCCCCAGGTCACCGCCTTGACGTTCAGCAGGTTGATGAACCGCTCCTGCTGCTCCTGGTCGAAGTGCTGGAAGTAGAACTTGGCCTGCAGGGTGGCCGAGGCCGTGCCCATGATCTTCCGGTTGTAGCGGCCGGTGATCCGCTCCCAGAGGGTCAGGTCGTCCCGGCTGGGCTCGCTCGTGACCATGTTGCGCGCCGGGCCGCTTTCGCTGCCGATCTGGATGGTCTCGCCCGCCCGAGGGTGAGGGACCATCACGTAAAGCTTGTAGTTCTTGTCCGTGGGGATCAGCTCGACCCCATCGGCGATCGCCATGAAGACGTCCTCGGGGTGCATCGAGCCGCAGTAGGAACAGCACCGATACCCGTCCCTCGCGTCCCAGGTGTCGAAGCCCGGGACGATCTGGTTTGCGATCGGGTTCTCACGGCGACGCGGGCACAGGTGTTCGGTGCTGCGCATGGCTATGCCTCCGAGCGCGAAAGCGACGCGCTGGTGATCGGCAGCTTGGTGAAGCCGATCTTCGACGGCTTGTCGTAGCCCGTGGGCCAGCGGTAGCCGACGACGCGGTCCATCTTGAACGCCGAGTATTTGAACTGGTCGTCCTGGTTGGCGCCGAACACGATCAGCTCGCCGGCGCTGTTGCGGCCGACGACGATGCCGACGTGGCCGAGGCCGGAGGTCGGGCTCTTCCGCCAGAAGGTGACGATCGCGCCGACGGCCGGGCCGCCGAGCATCTCGCCCCACTTGTCGAACGAGCGGGCCGCCGGGCTACGGGGCGACCGGATGCCGACCATCTCGAGGTTGCCGCAGAGCGCCGAGGCGCAGTAGGCCGTCTCGTCGTCGTTGATGTTGAACAGGCGCTTGCCGTCGAAACGGCCGTCGCCCCAGTCGATGAGGTCGAGGATCTTCTGCTCGTGCAGCTTGCCCTTGATCTCGTGGACGCCGTTGAACTTCTCGAAGTTCGTGAGCCAGATCGGCGAGCCCACAATGGCGATCGTCATTGTCGTTCTCCTAAGCAAAAAGGCCCGCCGGTGAGGGCGGGCCTTGGATGGGTCGATGGGGTTGGCTAGTCGCGGACCTGCCAGTCTTCGGCGAGCAGATCGTCGTGGGTGGGGTTCCACACCCAGGCGTGGAGCTTGCCGCTCTCCGGCGAGTAGCCGGGTGGATGCCAGAAGGCGTCGATATGGCCGTGGTAATTGACGACCTTGCCGGCGAAGCGTTTGGCGAGCGGGTCGCGGTTCACGGTGAACTGGCTGCTCTGCACCAGGTAGAGGTGCGAGACCTGCTCGCCAGACCAGCTGGCGCGCGCGATCTTCTTGCCCTCCTTCAGCGCCTTAAGGGCGCTGCCGAAGTCCATGTCTTGCATCGATGTTTCCTGATCAGTCCCAGAGCTGGATTTGCGTCGCGGCCTTCTGGGGAGGCGGCGGCGGAAGGAGGATCGTCCGACCCTCGATGTAGGGCTGCGGCACCAGCGCGAGGTCGCGGTTCGCCTCGTAGAGCAGCTCGGTGGTCCGCTCGTGGGTGCCGTAGAAGTTGAAGGCGATGAGGTCGAGCACGTCGCCCTGGGAGGTGACGTAGCTCGCCCCACCGTTCGGCAGGTACGTGAAGCGCATGGGAGCCCCTTAGGCGTCCGGCAGCTCGCACTCGATCGAGGTCGTGTACGGCGAGGACGACGAGAAGTTGTGGGTCACGGTGGTGGCTCGCCAGAGCCCGTCCACCTGGTCGCGGAGGCCGATCGCCTCGACGTAGGCTTCGGCCCTGGCATTCGGGTCGCCGTCGATCTCGAAGGACGCGGACGCCTCGCCGCGCTGCAGCTCCTTCGACTTGGCCTCGGCGTTCTCCTTGGCCTCGTCTTCGTTGGCGTAGGGGTCGCGCAGGAGGAAGGTCGGCCCCTCCTCGCCACCCGACACCGTCACCTCCTTGCGCTCGACGCTGTCGCGATCGAACCAGGTGGCCGTCACCTCGGAGTGCTTGGGCTTGTCCTTGCGGGTGACGTTGTAGCTGAGGACGTTGCGGGCATACTGGACGATGATCGTCGGCAGCGGCTGCCCGCTGACCGTCGTGCCCTTGCCCCGCTTGACCACCACCAGGTTGCCCGACTTCACCGACACCGAGGCATCGAGCTTGTCGCCCAGCCGTGTCGAGAACGAGAGGTCGTTCTCCTCCGACTGCATCTCGTAGGGGTTGGCCTTGCTCTTGATCTCTGCGGAAATCTTGAGCGAGAGCCCCATGCGGCCGGCAGCCGCCTCGAAGATGTCGCCGTAGGTGGGGAAGTCCTCCACCTGGTAGTCGAGCACCCGCTTCTGCTTCTGGTCGCTCTTGGCGTCGACCGCCTGTGCGCTGATCGAGATCTTCTGCGGCCACCCCGAGTAGGCGACCTGGTCGACCTTGAAGTCGCCGAAGTTGCGCTGGGGGCCGTCCTCGTAGCCGCCCTCGACGGTGAGGATGACGCCCGTGCGGGGCGCTGCCACTCCGCCGTCCACGTCGTCGATCTCGAGGGCGATCGTGTCGCTCTCGCGGCCGACGCCGTCCGTGATGGTGAGGGAGATGCCGCGACCGACGAGCTTCGACGTGATGTCGACGCCGCCGGCCGTGACCTTGAAGAAGGGGCGCATCAGAAGAACCAGAAGCTGGAGCGGCCAGCGCCGCCCGCGGTGTATTTGACGAGGGAGATGTCGACGTCGACCTTCTGCGGAGCCCCGTTGGGGTGGAAGAAGGACTGGTTGTCGCCAACGCTTCGGAGGATCCAGCGGCCGAAGACGACGCCGCCGATCGACACCATCATCATGGGCGTCTGGGCCTGGCAGGCTTCGCGGAAACCCTCGAGCTGCGCCAGCCCCAGCCCGTTCAGGTGGAACGGGTAGAAGGTGCTGGTGAAGCTGACGGTCTCCTCGCCGGGGCCGAGCAGGTGGATGGGTGGAGCCGCGCCGATGACCATCTGGCTCTCGGCGCGGCTCGATACCGACCGCTGCAGGCTCTCGAAGGAGAAGGTGGGGATGTCGAAGACGAACGTCCCCAGGCGCATCAGTGCCATTTGCTACTCCTTACCCAAACGTGGTGCGGTCCTCCATCGACAGGCCGCGGGAACGCTGCAGCTGTCGATCGAGGAGGCGCGACACTTCCCGTGCGTTCTCTTCAGGCGTGCCGTGGAAGTGGAAGTGGTTGGTCTGCGCCATGCCCGGGCCAGCATTGCTGTTGGCGCCGGTGAGCATCCGCTTGGTCTCGGACGCGTTGAACATGTGACCGCTGCCCGACGCGTAGCCGAGCTCCGGACCCTTTTCACCGGCGAGGAACCAACCATTCCACAGCGGCCCACCAGCGGCACGAGCGCCGTCGATGGGAGCCGGGAGCGGTAGGCTTGGATCAGGCACGCCGTTGATGGTCGCGCTGCCCACGCTGCCCTTCGGCAGCTCACCGCCGCCGGGGCCGCCGCCCACACCCATGCTCTGCAGCCAGCCCTGAACGGTGTTGATCGTGTCGCGCAATCCGGGGATCGCGTTGACGATGCCGTCGATCAGGCTCTGGATGATCTTCTTGCCGATCTCGAAGAGGTCGATGCTCCCGAACGTGTCGATCAGGTACGTCTTGATCTCTTCGATCTTGGCCTGGAGCGTCGCCAGCCCGCCCTCGATCCCCGACTTGATGAGGCTGGGGAGGTTGCTGAAGAAGGTCACGATGCTATCGAGCAGGGCGACCTGCAGGCTGAGGCCGACACCGAATGCCTCACCGAAGAGCCGCATGAACTCGACGAACCCGCTCATGTCGACGCCGGCGAGCGCGCCCGCGATGGCCGCGATCAGATCCCACAGGAACTCGAGAACGCGGCGATCGCAGTGCCCCAGCGCCCGAGGGTGTCGATCGTCTCTGGCGAGATGCCAGACATCATCCCCTGGAAGAAGGCGACGATGCCGTCGACGGCGCCCTTGGTTAGGTTGCCGATCGCTTGGGCGATCGCGACGACGCCGTTTCCGAAGCTCACCAGCACCGGGGTGATGGTGTCGAGGATCGGCTGCGCCTCCGTCTTCATCTGGTCGAGCCAGGCGAGGAACTTCGGCACCTGGTTGACGATGTCCGCCAACCCCTGCCCCACCTTGCGGCCCCACACGGAAAAGTCGAACCCCTTCCCGATCTTCGAGAAGGCTTCGGGCAGCTTTTGGAACCACCCGATCACCTGCGCGAACAGGGCCACGCTCTCCTTGGAGAGCCCCTTGGTGAAGAACTCCCGGAACGCCTTCCAGAAGCCGAGGATGCCCTGCCAGTTCTGCACCGCCAGGTACGCGAGAGCCGCGACCACGAGGGTGATGGGATTGACGAGGAAGGCCACGACGCTGGCGAGGCCGGAGAGAACCAGGCCGAGGGGCGCGAGGACCGCCAGTGCGGCGGCGGCGTAGGTGCCGAACTCGAGGATCTTCGGGTTCAGCTCGCCCATCTTGTTGAGCCAGTTGGTGAACCCCTGGATCATGTCGGTGACGGTCTGGAGGACACCGCTGTCGGCGATCGAGATGTAGAGCTTCGACATTGCCGAGTCGAACTCGTTCACCACGCCGACGATGCCGAGGAGGCGGGTGGCCGCCATCTTGGCAGCCGCGCCCTGAACGCCGTCGTCGAAGGTGGCGAGCAGCTTGTCCAGGTCTTCCGACATCAGCGACATGAGGCGAGAGCCCTGCCGCACGTCCCAGATGTAGGACATGTCGACGGCGCTTGCGCCCTTGTCGTTGAGCTCCTTGAGGAAGCCCATGATGTCGACCTTCTCGGCGCCGGTCATGATCGCCTGGGTGACGGCGTCGCCGATCACATCCATGTCCGCGCCGCTGGCGCCGACTTCCTTCGCGACCAGCTCCATCACCTTGGAGACGAGCTTCTGCGGGCTGCGCTTGAGGATGTCGTCCTCGAGCAGCGCCGTGATCGGCCCCTTCACCTTGGCCAGGTCGTTGCCGGTCAGGGAGGCGATCGCGTCCTGGATGTTCGTGAAGTCGATCTTCTCGCCCAGGGTGACGAAGTCGCCCATGTCGATGTTCAGCGCCTTGAGCTGACGCTGCGCGAACAGCGTCGGCCGGAGCATGCGGACGATACCCGAGCGGAGCGCCGTACCGGCCTCGGAGCCCTTGATGCCGTTCTTCGCCATGACCATGAACATGGTGGCGAGCTCGTTCATCGGGATGCCGACTGCCGTGGCGACGCCGCCGGCATACTTGAAGGCCTCGGCCATCTCGAGGACGTCGGCGTTCGACTGTGCCGCCGAGTAGGCTAGCACGTCGTTGACCTGCTGCAGCGAGGCGGCGACCTGCTCGGCCGTCTCCTGCGGCAGCCGCATCGAGGTGAGGATGTTGGTGGACAGGTCGGTCGCGGTGGCGACGTCGAGGTCGCCGGCGGTGCCGAGCTGCAGGGCGCCGCGCAGAGCGCCCATCGCCTGGTCGAAGTTGAGGCCCGCTTTGAACAGCTCGTTCGCCGCGTCCATAATCTGGTTGAGGGTGAACGGCGACTCGTCGTTCAGCACCTGCGCGTAGGCTTCGAGCTGCTTGCGCTGCTCGGCCGTGATGTTGCCGTAGGCCTGGGCCGCGTTGCCCGCCTTCTCGAAGTTGTAGACGGCCTCGGCCGCCTCCTTGCCGATGATCACCAGCGGGACCGAGAGCGCCGAGGCGTCCTGGGCCGCGCGCTTCAGTTTGCGGCCGGTGTTGGCGACGGTCTCCGACACCGCCTTCATGGTGCGGATGCCCATCATCGCGCCGCTGACATTGGTCAGGGCACCGGTGATGGCCTTCGCCGGACCGGTGACCTGATCGATGAGCTTGAGGATGAGAGATGCTTCACGGGCCGCGGATGCCATTTACTTCCCTCATCACTCTGATGGCCTCCGCCCACCACATCGCGAGCTCCTCGAAGTCCATTTCGAGGAGGTCACGACGCGGGAAGTGGAGGACGTGGGCTACGTCTGCGGCGTATTCGGACCATTTTCGCCAGTCGCATCGCTCGCCGCGGACGCCGACTGGGGCATAAAATCCTTGGCGCCGTTGGAGACCGTGGCGAAGTCCACGGCATCGAGCGCAAGGATCACCGCCGGGGGCACGCCGCAGAGCGCACCGAACATCACGGCGGAGGGGTCAGCTCCGGGGAGCTGCAGCATCTTCTGGAGGGAGAGCAGCGCGGCACCGTTGAGGCGCTTGGCGGCGATCTCGGTGTAGGTGACGCCGCCGAGCTTGAAGGGCTCGGCCAGCGGGAACGTCCGCGAGCGAGGCTTGTCGCTCAGGTATTCGGGGCCGTTGGAAACGACAGGGGCAGCCGAAGCTGCCCCCAATTCGTGACCAGGAGTTGCGGTGACGATTTTATCCATTCGAGTACCCGAGGATCTGGTTGATGTTCGAGAGCATGTCGACGCCGTTGATCACCCGGCGCGGGGGCCAGGCCTGGATGTCGTGCGTCACGTTGCCGGCGATTTCGTACCGGTACGCGAGGATGCCGCTCATGGTGACTTCGAGGCCGCCCTTCTCAGCGCGCTTCCAGGCATCCCGGGAGTGCTGATTGAACTGACCCTGGAGCACGACGACGTGGGCGTCGTGCTCACCGGTGAGGGAGTTCAGCACGGCGCCGCGAGCGGTCACCGAGATGAACTTGCCGGGGCCGGGGGCGACCTGCTGGAGGACGCTCCGGGCGTGGCCGGCAAACTTGAACGTTGCTTCGAGCGCCTCGAGGGCGGCCATGCCCTGGTTGACGGCCAGGTCCATACCGCCGCCGCGGTACTCCTGCTGCACGTTCTGCGGGGTCGGCAGGCCGATCTCCTCGCAGTCGATGCCGTGATCCACCCCTGCGATGTAGAGGGTGAACCCCTGAAGAATGTCGCGCATTCAAATCTCCTTCTGCGACAGAGGTTAGATCGCGCGACCGGAGAGCCGGGCGATTTCGCGGATGGCGTCCTGCCCGAGCTGCTCGTAGTAGCCCGTGTTCCGCGAGAACTGGAACGTGAGGTGCTCGATCGGCGCCGGGCCTTCCGCGTCGTAGGACACGAACAGGTGGCCGTCGGCCCAGCTCTCCTTGGTGTTCAGCCCGGCATCGAGCCAGACGCGACCACCGAGGGTTGCCCCCATCGCCTTCCACTTGCGGAGGGCCTGGTTGACCGTCTCGGCAATGTCCGTCAGCACCTGCAGGCTGAAGGGCTTGTCGATGAACGGTTCGTGGGCGAGCTCGATCGAGCTGATGATCGTGTCGTGCGCGCGGCGCACCGACCAGAACTTCTTGAGCGCGTCGCCCGAGGGAACGCGGGAGCCCCACAGCTTGAAGCCGCCCGAGGGCGACCGCACGATGGTGGCGACCGAGTTCTTGTTCAGGTACTGGCTCTCGACCGAGGGGTCCGACATCGAGTGCTCGACGACGCGGTGAGCGCCGACGATGCCCGCGATGACGTGGTTCGACGGGGAGACCCAGAAGCCCTCGGCGTAGTCGACCTGGGCCTGGAGGCCAGCGACGCGGGCCGAGGTCGGCTCGCTGATGATTTCATCGCCCTTCTGGATCTTGACGAAGGGGTCGACGATCAGCAGGCGATCGCTATCCCAGTCCTGGCGGTAGGCAACGGCGGCGGCCGAGGTGGAGTTGGGGCCGTCGACGATGGCGCAGGCGCGGAGGATGTTCGCCACGACGAGCAGCTCGGCGGTCACCGGGTTGGCGACGGTGCCGAGGGTGGCAGTCGCCACGGCGATCGTGGTGTAGCCGCCACCGGTCAGCACGACGGTCGGGGCCGCGGTATAGCCGGAGCCCGGGTTGTCGATGACGATACCGGTCACCTTGCCGCCAGCGATGACCGCATGCGCCTGCGCGCCGGCACCGTTGCCACCGGTGAAGGACACGACCGGAGCCTCGGTGTAGCCCGCGCCCTGGGTGCCGACCGCGATCGACAGGATGCCGTCAGTCGGCTTGTGGCCGGTGAAGCCCGGGGCGATCAGCAGCTTGGGGTCGAGGTTGAGCAGGTTCTTCGCCTTGCGCAGGGCGTGAACGCCGGTGCGCGCGACGGGAGTGCCGATCACCTTGCCGACAGTCGCGCCGAGGTTGGCGCCCTCGTCGACGCGGACCACCACGATGGTCTGCGAAACCCGGGTGGTCTGGTCGAAGATGCCGTTGATGGCGTCGAGCAGGGTGCCCGCTTCGCCGAGGCCTTCCGGGATGTCGTTGATGCCGTGGATCGCGACCGGCGTATCCAGCGGCCACAGCAGTTCGTCAGCGTCGGGGGCGGTGCCCACGAGGCCGATGACGCCAGTGTCGATGGTCGCGACCGGACGAGGGCCGCTGTCCTTCTCAACGGTTTCAATACCGTGGAGGTAGATGTCTGCCATTGCAGAGCTCCTTGGGGGTTTTGGCTGTTAGGCCGCGATGGGGGTGGTTTCGCTGTAGAGGCGGACCGCCACGAACATGACCAGGGCCTTCCACCGAGGGACGCCGAGGATCAGCATTGCCTCGAGGAAGATGCCGTCGGCCGTTGCACGGTCGAAGGCTTCGCCCTCAGGGGAGCGCCACGAGTAGAGGAAGTCGTGGAGCACCGCGGCGGCCGCGTACTGCGGGTCCGCCGGCGGAAAGAGCCACCACAGTGCCCGGGGCACGGTGGCGAGATCGGTCGGGAAATTCTCCGGCACCGTGATCGTGAGGCCCGAGCCCTTGAAGCCGATGTCGTAGGAGAACTCCTGGGTGGTGCGGTAGCCGCGCCGGGGAGTGTCAGGCGAAAGCACGAGGGGCGGCGTGAAGCGCCCCTCCTCGGTGGTCTGCGATGTCATAGCGCCCTCTATGCCGGGATGTCAGAAGCCCACATCCAGAGGAGAACGCGTTCGTTCTCGGGGATGCCCGCCAGCCCCATGAGGGTCTGGGTCATCGGATGATCCCACTGGATGGTCGTTGTGCGGTCCCACCAGACCTGGGCGATGGCCCTGCCGATGGGGTCTTCGATGCCCGCGATCGCCGCCTCCACGACGGCCAGGCTGTAGCCGGCCGTGAGCAGTCCGATGCGGAGCTGCCGGTCCGTCAGGTTGACATCGGAGGGCGTGGGCGGCGGGATGTCCTCCAGCTCGTACCAGTAGGTCACCTCGTCACCGAGGAGAACGACCTCCACGCTGAGAGCGCGCTTACCTTCCGGGATGCCGGGGTCGACCGGCTTGAACAGCCGGACGGCCATCAGCTCGGTCGCTGACCACTTCTTCTCGATGTCGAGCGGGTAGACGATGTCGTCGATGGGTTGGCCGTTCCAAGGCACGAACCCCTCGGGAGTTTCGAGGTAAAGCATGATCGCTCCTTAGTCCCACTCGATGTAGATGCCGCCGGCGCCGCCTCGGCCGGTATCGCCGACGCCGTCCACCCCTGCCCCACCGAGGCCGATGATTAGGGCGACTAGCGTGCCGACCGCGTACTCCTGACTGGTGAACTCGTGGATGAACTGCCCACCACCTGCGCCACCTGAACCCCTGAAGCCGCTCGAATGTCCGACGCCACCGCTGCCCGCGCCCGGCTGGCCGCCAGCGGCGGAGTTGTTGCCGCCACCCGCGCCAGCGCTGCCCAGACCCCCGTGCGGCGCAAGGCCGTCTGCGCCCTTGCCGCCGGTAGTGCCGGAGCCGACCAAGCCAGGGTTGCCCGTGTTATTGATCGTGCCGCCCGTAGCGGTGCCGCCGACGGAAGCTGCGCCGTTGCTGTTGTTGCCGCCTTTGCCGCCGCCGCCGCCATTTGCGACCATCTTGCGCACCAGGGCGCCGGTGTCCCGAGTGGTTGCGCCGCCGGTGCTGCCGTTGCCAGCCTTGCCGGTGGTGCTGGCGCTGGCGCCGCCGGAGCCGCCGGACCCGTAGCCCCACACCCTGAGACTATTGAAGTCGGGGATGGTGAAGTTGAATGAGCCGGTGGTCAGGAAGTTCTGCGACCCGGGGGTGACCGACTTCCTGCCACTACCGAGCGCCATCCCAATGCCGGGAAGGACGCCCATTACGACATCACCTTGCCTGACAGAAACAGGTGCACCATGCTCTCGTCGTCGACGTAGTAGCTGACGATGTTCCGGTTGATGCCGAGCGTGATGCCCTTGGCTTCCGACGTGATGAAGCGGCTGGTGTTGACCCCTAGGGTGTAGCCCGGGGGATTGTAGATGCGGATCGACCCCGACTGCCCTGGCTTCAAGTTGGTCGCGGTGTTGAACGTGATGTTCCCGCTTGGGTTCATGTAGCCGTTGATGAAGGTGCCGAAGTCGAGATTGACGGCACCGGCCGGGGTGCCGAGGTTGACCGGAATGGCCGCGGCCCACACGCCGGCGGTCGTAAGCACCTTGCCGGCGGTATTGGCGAGGTACTGCGCCGCGGTGGCGTAGATCGAGCCCCACACGGTCCCGGCCGACCGGACGATGCCGAAGGCGGTGTCGATCCAGGTGCCGTTGTCGGCATAGCGGTCGAGGGCATAATCGGAGCCGGCGTTCGCGCCGGCCTCTGCACCGCCGTGACCCATCTGCATGCCCCACCGAGTCACCCCGGCGGTTTGGCCGATCAGCTGGTTCGAGGTGCCGCTCGCGGGCTTGTTCAAGAACACGACAGGCTCGGCCTTGCTGATTGTGAGGTTGCCCACCATCGCCTGCGTACCGTCACGGCGCTGGTAGTAGCCGTTCAGGAAGTTGATCACCTGGGTCCAGGTGCGCTTGATCCACACACCGTCGGCAAACCGCCGCATGCCGATATGGTCGTTGATCGACATACCGGCGTCGGTGGCGTTCAGCACCTGGTTCTCCGCCTTCAGGCCATCGAGGGCCGTCTGAAGGTTCTGAACATCGGCGATGACGTGCTGGTGCGCGCCCACCACAGAAGCCGGCGATACCGGCCCCCAGGTGCCGTCGACCAGCTTTACCAGAAGGTAGCCGGCCGGGGCGACGAGGGTGCCCCCCACGTCCGAGAGATCCTCGAGCGTGTGGGCGTGGTTTGCGGCAGCCTTCCCGGCAAGCGCAGAGCTCAGGCCCTGGATGTCGGCAATGACGTGCTCGTGGTTCTTCGGCGCCAGGTCGGCGATCGCCGCGAACAGCAGATTGATGTCGCCATCGACGAGATCCATTGCCTGCTGCAGCAGGATCACGTCGTCAGAGACGAAGTGATCCGGCACCGGCTTGGGATAGTTCCGGTGCTCAGTGTTGGACATGGTTCACCCCCGTTACATGACCGCGGCGCCGAGATCTCCGAACAACGGCCGGGCAGCAGGCCCGCCGGTGAACTCGAATTTCAGGCGCCCCTGGATTGCGTTGATCCCCGTCGCTTCCATCTTCCGCTCCACCCATCCGGGCAGTGCGAGGACTTCGGTCGCGATGGTCGGCAGGGCCTGCCAGTTGTCGTCGGCCACGTCGTACTTGGCGGTCAGCGTCGAGCCGGCCGGAAGGAAGGCCTTCATGTACGCCGCGAGCCGCACCACGCTCCCAAGGTTGAAGGCCCGGGTGACATAGCTGCCGCTGTTGGCGATCTTGCCCGCCACGAACCACACCGGCGCGAAGAGCGTCGGCGACAGCTTCTCGGTGCCCTTGAGCACGGCGCGGAGCTGCACGGTCTCGGTGACGAACTCGGTCAGCTGCAGCACCTGGAAAGGCAGCACCCGCCAAACTTCACCGTTTGCACGGACGATCTCGAACACCACCGAGCATTCGGCCGAGGGGAGCTCGACCGCGGCGCGGACCTGGAGATCGCTGGCATCGACCAGATTGAACGTCCCCAGAGGCACCGTCTTGGTGAAGTCAGGGTTCGTGAATTTCGCGGCGAGGAGCCGGAAGGTCACGTCACGTTCCTGGTGCGGCGTCCACGTCTTGGCGTTCGAGGACGACAGGTTCACGCCCACCGAGTAGGGCTGCGCACCCACCCACCGCTGCTGCACCGCGTCGAAGTCGCCGACGCGGGCCATTGCGATCGAGTGGTCGGCGTCGTCGGTCTTCACGACGAAGGCCGCGTCCTGGGTGGGAAGCGTCAGCGTCGGGAAGGCGTAGCGAGCCGACTTCCAGCCCACGGTGGCGTCGAGCATTGACACGAAGGACTGGGCCATCACGTCTTCGGTCGGCATGCCGTTCTCGACGGTGACCTGCTGGATCAGCAGGGCGTTGCTGGTGTCGCCGATGTGGCAGAGCTTGATGTCGACGCCGACCAGCTGCCGAGGCTCCACCACGGTGAACGTCTGGGCCTGCGGGTCTTCCGCGTGCCCGTTCGAGCCAATGGTGGTGTGCCATTCGCTGCCGGTCGAGACCGGCTCCGGCGGACGGGTCCAGCGCTCGATCGTAGTGACCCGACGCATGGTCGTGATCTCGATCGTGCCCTGGCCGACGAAGAAGGCGTAGGCCTCACCAGCTGCCGCACCCTTCGCCACCACTGCCTTGGTGCCGGCGGTGATGTTCGACGGGATCACGAAGGTGTTTGTGATCTCGCCGTTGGCATCGGCCGTGATGACCCCTGCGGGCTTCACGTCGACCCCGTCGAAGGTCAGCGACTGCAGGATTTCTCCCGGCCCGAACCCCTTCACCTTGAAGGTGATGGGGATCTGGCGGAGGAACTGGATCAGCTCGTCGCGCTCACCCAGCAGCTGCACGTCGGTCGAGGTAACGACCAGCGGGCCGGTGCGGGTGGTGCCCCGGTTGAACTCCTGGGTGACGGGCGACGCCCACACCGTCTGCTGCACCGTCCAGAAGTCCGCCGAGGGCGTGATCGTGATCGCGCCCGGCATCGGGTTGAAGTTCTGGTACGGGTTGATCTTCTCGCAGAAGGTGTCGAGCTCCTGCGCGATGATCACCTCTTCGACCCAGTCGAGCATGACCGGCTCGGCCAGCGGCGACTGGTAGAACGTCGGCGTGATCGCCAGCTCCATGAACCCGTCGGCTACGGCCGCTGTCTGGGTCTCCCCAGCGTCGCGGTAATAGTCGTTGAGGAACGGGTCGACGAAGGTGTTCTTCTTCGCCGTGGGCTCGCGGGCGTCGATGCCGGACTTGATGCGCTCGAGCTGCACCAGGCGGACCTGGTTCTCGAGGACGCGGGCCATCCGATCGATCTCGGCGAACGTGCGGCGATAGACGCCGTCGTTCTCCACCTCCGGCTTGCCGATCCAGCTGTTCTTGACCTGCGCCAAGGGGAGCAGGTCATTCGGCGGGATAGGCGGCAGGGCCTTGTCGAGCGCTTGTGCCGAGACGCCCTTCACGTAGACCGGCTGACCGGCCTGGTTGAGGCAAAGACGATCGATGCGCGGCAGCTTGTAGGTGTAGCCGATCAGCACTTCTGTGCCGTCGACGCCGCCGGCAACCACGGCGTTGAAGTCGTCGAAGCTGGTCGGCACTACCACGGCGCGGTAGCGGTAGGTCACATCGTACTGCGACCCGCCCGCCGGTTCCGCGCCGGCCGGGGACCAGTCAACCTGGTCGCCCGTCTTGGTCCACGACGCCGGGTTGGCATAGGTAGTCCCACCCTGAACCACCGAAATGATCGAGGTGATCGAGCTGTCAGGCAGTAGATCGGCGCCATGCACGGTGTTTCCGCGCGTGACGGAGACCGTCTTCTGCTTGGTCACCAGCACCGAGGTGATGGCGGCGATCGGCGAGCGCGAGAGCGCGATGGTGTTGGGCGTCGAGCCGACGAAGGTGTGGCTCTCGGCCGCCACCGAACCGATGTCCCAGGCCTCGAGCTCCTCGTGACGGAGAGCCGCGGCGCGGGTCCGCTTGAAGCCGTAGATATTGGCGGTGCCCTCCTGGATGGAGAAGACCTGCTTGCCGCCCGACTTGCCGAGCGCCGTGACCCGGCAGCCTTCGACGATGTAGTGGCCGTGGGCCTCGCGGTCGTAGATCGCGATCGCCGCATTGATGCCGCTCAGGGACGGCGGCGGGGTCTGATCGACGACGGTGCCGTCGAGGAGCGTGTAGACCAGGACGAAGGGAAGGTCGTTGGTATCGCTGGCGAGGCACCACTCGATCGAGATAGTCTCGCGGGCCGCGCCGGGTTCGCCTTCCGACAGAGTGCCCGGCACCAGGCCGAGCAGCGTCGCATCGTCCTCGTGATCGATCCACGCCTTGGTGACGCGGACGCCGATCTCGATCGTGCCAACCATCGGCACGTCGTAGAGCGTGGCGAGGCCAACCGGGACCACGTCGCCGCTGACGAAGAGCTTGCCCGGGGTGAGCAGAACGCTCTCCGCTTCGGTGTCCACGACGGCCGCAGCGCCCTCAATCCGGTCACCATCCTTGGCGACCAGACCTGCGACGCGGTTATGGCGCTGACGGGCGATGTTCTGCGCCTCGTTCAGCTCGGCCGCCTGAATGTCGTGGTCGCCCACGAAGGTGACGGCCTGCCACTCGGGATGCTCGGGGGAGCGGTCAAACGCGTTGACGATGCCGCTCTCATGCTCGTGAGCCATCAGAACCTCAGAATGAACTTGATGTCCTCCCGCACGGTGGGCCGCAGCGGGATGTTGACGTTGGTGGTGGCGATCTCGACCGCCGAGGCGACCTGGTCCGGTTCCAGCCACAGTCGGCCGGGCGGGACGTCGTCCTCCAGCACCACGTTGAAGGCGAGGCCGACCGACGTTGCCGTGCGCCCTGCCCCATCGCCGAACCCCGTCAGGGCAGCGAGGTAGGCGCGGCGACCGGCGAGGGTCGCCTGATACTTGATGTTGGCGACCTTGTAGACGCCGGCGGTGTTGTCCTCGACGGTCCGCTGCGCCCGGAGGCGGCGGTAGCCGATGACCCCCTGGGCGTCCCGCAGCACCACGTAACCGGTGTGCGCCGCGAACCATGCCGCGAGGAACGCCGCGCGGGCATCGACACCGCTGGCCGTCCACGGGAACGTGGCATTGGTCCAGGGGTATTCCATGTCTTCCCAGCGCAGGCCGTCGTCGACGGTCTCGAGCCAGTTGTCGATGGCCTCGCCGTCGGCTTCGGTGAGCAGGTTCACCACCTCGGTCGGGCGGCCGAACGACCACAGCGGGCCATTCTCTCGCAGCCGCACGCCGCTCTCCGCCTCGAGGCGCGAGCCGTCGAGCTTGGTGCCGCCGTCACCGACAAGCGGCCCGACGTCGTAGTAGTGGACGCCGCGCCGGAAGATGGAGCGCTTGGGCACCGACAGAGTGGCGATGCCGTCGATCCGATCGAGGTCGGGGATATCGACCGGCGGGAGTGTGGGGAACCGCAGCTGGAACGAGTTCCAGAAGTTGCGGCGGGCCAGCGCCTCCTCGATGTTCGCCGTGTAGCCGATGAACCCGAGGCCTTTCTTGACTGCGCCGTGGGTGCCACGGATGCGCTGCCAGTCGATGCCCTGTTCGATCAGCTCGTAGAGGTTCGGCACATAGGGCCGGAGCTCGTCGAGGCCGTACTCGTAGACCAGGAACGGCAGCCACGCGGCCGGCGGGTTGACCAGCTTCGTTCCGCGGATCGCGTTGATCGACCCCTCGACGCTCACGACCGTGTCGAGGGTGGAGGCGAACGCCTCCTCCCAAGGGGTGGCGTTCAGCGGAAGAAGCTGCTTGAGCATCAGAACGCACGCCCCATGTTCGTGATGGTCACCGTCCCGAGGGCCGCAGCCTCATTGAACGGCACCGAGATGTCCGTTACCGGAGCGACGATTTCGACGCGCTGCACGCCGGGCTGCATCAGCTTGGCGATGAGCCACGACCGGGTGAGGTCGAAGCCGAGAGTATCGACGTCGTCCCATGCCGCCCGCAGGACAGCTTCGAGGCCGGTGGCGACGGACGGCGCGCTGCCCGGCAGCAGCCAGACGTTCGCGACAATGTTCACCACCTGCTTGACGGCGCCGGCGACCACGATGCGGTCGTTGACCATCCGCACCTCCGCCTTCTGCAAGGCGGTGTCGACGGCGGTCAGCAGCGCCTGGCTGGCGACCCCGTTGTCCTCGGTGCTGAAGATCGCCACCCGGATCGTGGGGTCGCGGCCCACGGTGTAGATGGCGGCGTCGGAGACGCGCACGTCCGAGGTCAGGGCGACAAACTTGTAGCGGGGCTCGGTGCCACCGGTGGACCGCCCCTGAATGGCGAGAATGATGCGCGCCCGGAGGCGCTCGTCGCTCTCACCGAACAGCCGGACCACGTCGTAGAACGCGGCCAGGTGGTCGAGATCGACGCCGTAGGCGAAGGCCAGGAGGTTGGCCCGGGCGGCTTCGTTGATGCGCTGGCGCAGCATCGTGTCGGCATAGGTGCCGACCTCGAGCAGGATCTTGGCCGGGTCGGTCTCGAGGCCGGCGGTGTCGTAGGCGATGCCTACCGCCTGCATCTCCTCGAGCAGCTTGTCGACGAAGACCTGCAGGCGGGTCTCGTAGTCGATCTCCTGGATGACGCCGGGCAGCGGCAAGCCGGCCAGCACCTCGGGCAGCGTGGTCATGGATCGCGGTCCTTAGTTGAGGTCGGCCGTGTCGATCGGGATGCGGAGGGTCTGGCGCTGGGCGCCGCTGAACCGTCCCTTGTGCCCGTCCGGCAGGTAGATGCCCGTCATGGCAACGACCATCTCGCCGGGGGTCTCGGCGTCGACCAGGATCTGCTGCACCTGGAAGCGCGGCTCACCGTAGATCGAGTTGCGCACCTGCCGGGGCTCGAGGGCCTCGGCAATGGCGATGAAGAACTCGAGGAGGGTCTCTTGGTTCTGCGGGCGGTCGATCAACCCGGGAACGTTCGACCCGAAGTCGCGCCGCTGGACGCGCTCCCCGAGCTCGGTGGTGACGATCGTCACGATCGACTGCGCCACATGAGGCCAGCCGACGAGGAGCGCCCCAGTCTTGCGGTCGATCCCGACGGAGGTCACCGGGTGACGATCCCGTCCGGCGGCGACGGGGTCTCAGGCGCTTCGGCCTGGCGGGTCGCCTTGGTGACCTTCGCCTTCTGCGCTCCGAGATCTCGAACCTTCTCGAGCTGGCCGGTCATCTCGAGGTACTTCGCCTCGGAGGGCGTCAGCTTGACGACGTCGCCGACCTTCACCTTCTGGTTGTTGACCCAGTTGAACCCGTCGGCGTCGCCGGTGAGCACCTGGTAGTTGATCTTCTGCATGGCTTAGCAATCCTTCGGAATGGAGAGGCCGGTGAGCGCCGGGCCAGGCATGACGTCCTGGTGTTTGTGGCTGCTGCCGATGTCGATGCCGTTGTGCGTGACGCACGGCCCCTCGATGGTGACCTTCCCGCGAAGGATGATCCGCGGGCTCTCGATGATGTGCGTCTCGCCGGTGGAGAGGATCGAGGTGTCCCCGATCACGCGCCTCGCCTCAGCCACCTTGTCGTGGGGCTGGGTGTATTGGCTGGAGTAGCCGCCCGGCAGGATCAGGCCCTTGCCGGGCTCGCCGGTCGGGGAGATCAGGATCACCCACACCCCTGCCTTTGTGCAGTGGGCCAAGGACAATCAGGACGTGACCCTCTGATGAACCTCAACACCACCCACCCCACCTACAAGAAGATCGAGCGCGCCAAGCTGCGCTTGATCCTCCAGAAGCAGCCGTTCTTCGGCGTGCTGTTCGGTCACCTCCGCCCCGTGCTGGTGGAAGACCCCAAGCAGGTGAACACGATGGCGACCGACGGCCGCCATCTCTACTACCACCCGCCCTTCGTCGAGAGCCTCACCGACGCGGAGCTGATGTTCGTCTGCGCCCACGAGGTGCTGCACAACGCCTTCGAGCACCACATCCGCCGTAAGGACCGCAACCCCAAGAAGTGGAACCGGGCCGCCGACTACGTCATCAACGCCGCGCTGAAGGACGCGGGCATGACGATGCCGGCGAAGGGGCTCTTCGATCCTCAGTACGCCGGCATGACGTCGGAGGAGGTTTACGCCCTGCTCGATGACGAACCCGGCGACAACAGCCCCGGCGGCGGTGACCCCGGCGGCTGCGGCGGCGTGATCGACGGCGCACCCTCGTGGGACGAGGCGGCGATCGAGGAGCTGCACGCCGAGCAGCAGGTGCTGATCCGGCAGGCCGCCAGCCTCGCCAAGGCACAGAACGCGGGCTCCCTGCCCGGTTCAGTGCCTCGTCTTCCACAACCAGAATGCGCTTCGATGGGGACATAGGAGCCGCCCTTGAGTTAGTGGTGTATTGCGCTTTCTGGACGCCCGGCGGCAGCTTGCCTCGGCGGCGCCAGTCGGGCGCCAGCTCAGCCGGTCTCGTTTCGTTCTAGTCGGCGTACCCAACTTCCGCATTAAAGTTTGACATGGCCGGCATCTCCGTCGCCGGACGTCTGACCGCTATGCCTTGCGCTGCGCCGCCAACTTCAAGGGCTCTGGCTTCCGCCGGTCCGGAAGTATCTCGTTTAGGCGGTCATAGATAACCTCTGACGAGAATGGCTTCCTCACGAACACAGCACCTTCAGGCAGGTCGCCCTCACCGGGTTCGATCATTCCAGAAGCCACTAGAATGCTTATGTGGGCCCAGCGTAGGGCGCACTCGCGCGCGAGATGAAACCCGTTGCGTTGACCGGGCGGCATTTGAACATCAGTGAACAGGAGTTGTATGCTGCCACCAGCGGCAGAAAGGATGGCTACAGCTTCGTCGTAGCCGCTAGCTTCATAGACGCGGAAACCGGCCTTCTCTAAGATGTCTATCGCATCCATTCTAACTAGGGGACCAATACCTCCCCCTTTTCGAGATGCTTGAGCACGAGCTGGAGAAAGCGCAAAAAGTCGACGGCGCCCGTGAGCGCGCCCGAAGACTGGTGAAACGAGTCGCCTAAAAACCGTGACACAGACCGTGACACAAAACGTGCCAAAGCTTAGTCACCGCCGAGCGAGTTTTTTTGCCAACCTATTGATGTTGCATGCTTTTACAAAGAGACCCGCAAGGCAATGGGACGATCCGGGCGTGCCAATCATACCCGGCGGGCGTACCAATCAAACAAAATTTTCAACCATCTAACGTGGAGTGAAGCCGTAGCAGCTGCGATCCAGCTCGTGGGGCAACATGTTGAGGGCCAATCCCTCAAACTTGCCCTCCATTCAGGGCGCCGTCACAGGTTCAATCGTAGCACGCATCGTGGTGGTGGGTGATTGAACTCGAACCACGCTCCCGGCCGGCTCAACCCCGACGTCGTGACGCCTTAAGTCCGCAATAGTAGCCCTTAGATCCTGAACGGCGTCTGCGAGGGCAGCGACATCTGCGGGCTTGGTAGCCAACGTTTCCAAAGCCATCTGCGCAACCGGCATGGCAATGGAAATCCCTATGGCCACCAGGCCAATCCAAACCGCCCGACGTGCGGATACATCAGTTTCCGCTGCGGCACGCTCAAACTTAACAAGAAAATCTGCGGCGTAGGATTGCAGGCCGGTAGCGATCTCAGCGCCCTTGAGCGCGATCTTCTCCATTTTGTCGAAGCGCTCGACGATATCTTCAAGCCGCTCGTTCGTCTCATGCGTCGGATTGCGGATTTCGGGAAATGCCAAGGGGCGTGAGAAGTGCTCGGGCATCGGCGGAATTGAAGGTGGGGCCAAGTTGGCCAAAAGGCGTCGTTGTTCTCCGATACTATCAAATATCGACGAAAGATTTGCCGCGTGTGCGATATCGCTTCCAAGCCTAGCAGCAGAGATGGCAGACTCTACCGACTCGTTCACTGTTCTGAGCTGCAGGAATGCGGCATTATCGATAGCAAGGCGCCCCGCTTTCACCGCCGCCGAACTGGCTAGGTCGTTCGGAACGCCAAAGGTGTCCAGGTCAACAACCGGCAGGCTTTTGAGCGAATCGACTTTGAGGGTCAT